ACATAGCAGAATTTGGTAATTTATTGGCATAATGGTTTGCCCCCCAACAAACAATTTTTTCACAATACCCAAATAAACAATTTGGGTCAAAATCTTTATCATCGTTCAAAATGATATCATAATCACCTCTTTTTGTTTTACCTGAACCGCTTGGGCTTTTATATGAAATACCATATGGTGGATCAGTAAAAACCATATCCGCTTTCTCCCCATTTATCAATTTTGCCACTTGGTCACTATCGGTGGAATCCCCACAAAGCAAACGATGTTCGCCAATCTCAAACAAGTCACCTATTACAATATCCGTTTCAATGGTTTCGGGTTCTTCGTAGTCATCCTCAACGGCTTCAAGTTCTGTCTCTTTGAACTCAGGCAAATCCATTCCCCACTTCTCCAAATCTTCAACATCCCATTCGTTAGCCAACATCTCCCAGTCCCATTCTCCGTAGCCAACATTGTCCTTGATAATGAACTGGTGTTGCTGGTGTTCTGTTAGTTGGTCTGCAATCAGACAAGGCACTTCCGTCACTCCGGCTTCCTTGATGGCTTTGAGGCGCATATTGCCTCCAAGCACAATCATATCCTTGTTGACTACAATTGGGCGAATTTCAAGCATCTCAGGGAACTCCTTGATTGATGCCACCAACTTCTTGAACTTCTCGTCTTTGATGATGCGAGGGTTGTTAGGGTTGGGTTTGATGTCTTTCAGTTTTACTATTTGCATTTGCGTTGGCTTAGTTTTACAAGGTGAGTGACTCGGAGCATTGTTTTCTCCTCTTTGATGTCCCCGTATCGGTTATGACAAGATCGACAAAGAGCCATCAGGTTTTCAATGACATCCTTGTCCTTTGAGCCTCCCATTCCTCGTGCCTCAATGTGATGAATATCAACTGCCGTCTGACCGCACATCTCGCAGGGTATCCAGTCGGTCTCGTGGTAGTTCATTTCTTTGAGGTAGATTTTGGTGTGATTCTTCATAGCCTGATAATCTCCGTTCCGTGTCTTTGAACATACACATCCATAGCGTGATTGTGGGCGTTGAAATCCTCTCTGCGCTCGTTCTGTTGGTAGTTGTTTGATAGTCCAGTGAATACACCATAGCCTCCGTCAATACCGATTGTGTAGATTGTAGGTACTCGGCCGCATAGAAAGGAAAAGGCAAACCCGGATGAGTTGTGTGTCGGATGCTGAGGGAGTCCTTTGTTTGGGTCTATTGAGAATTGCACGAACACGGTGTTTGATGTGCTTGGTGTGGAGCAGGTTCTTGTCAGGATATAACGAGCGTTGATTGGTGACTTGATGAACTTGGTCGGGCTATCGTATATGACTGGGTCGTGCAGAGCAGCGATGTCGGCATACTTGGTCACATCAATGGCAGCGTTGATAGTCCAGATGTTGAACTCATCGGTTGGCTTCCATCTTTCCAAACTATGCCCAGTCCCTACAATCAACCAAGGCTTCTGGAAGAACCAATCCTCACTTGCGAGTTCGTCTACGCTTCGTAGGTTGTTCGTCATTTGCTATCTGTGCTGCTTGCACCTCTGCTTCAAGTTCCTTTTTCAATCCCTCGGCTCGGATGATAAGCGAGTAAAACGCCTCAACAAAACAAGAGGAGCAGGTTGGCATTGGCCTTCCCATTTCTTGCTGATAGATTTGGCGGATGCGAACCCCTTGTTCAGGAGTCACTCTAAAAAACCCACTCTGCTTCCATTGGGCAAACAGAGGAGATAGGTCAAGGATGTAGTTGATTTCTTCTAAGGTCATAAGTATCGATTTAAGGTTGTTGCTCCCCAGCCAGATAGTGCGGCAAATGCGATGCCAGACCATCCGTAGAGAGGTACAAAGAGAAGGAGGCCAAGCCACCAAGCCATACAAAGTTCGCAGGTGAAGGGCTTGATTTTAATCCTCCAGCCTATCTCCCCCACGAAGATGATTGCTAAGCAACTGACTCCGATTATTTCTAAGAGTGTATTCATCGTTGATTTGTTCTTTGATTCGTTTTACTACTGCGAGGATTTCTTGTCGGCTGATTCCGGTGATTCTTGAGATGGCTCTTGCTGACCTTGGTTTGATTCGCTCATCACCTTTTGACCAGAGTTCCCATATTCGGGATTCATACCAATCACATCCTGCCAATACTGCTTCAATACATCTGAAATGTGTCTCATCGTATTCTTCTGTGTCTGCTTCTATTTCTATTGTGCTGGTGTCCTCCATTCCAATCGGCCTGAGGTAGTTCTTTTCAAATGAAGTCCTCTTGCCGTAGTATTGGTTTAAGATGATGCGAGACACGAAACCCGCCCAGTATCCTGAGTGATATTTTTCTACCACCCATTCATCAGGCTTCTCACAGAGGATGAGGAAAAGTTCTTGGTAGAGGTCTGACGCAAGTTCTTTGCCGACCTTGACACAAAAACCCCTCACCCATTCCTGCTGCGATAGTTCAGTTATGATTTCGCTCTTTGTAATGTTTCAAAGTTTGTTTAATTTTTATTTGAAATTTCCACAACTTATCAACTCGTGAAACTCCCACCCATCTTTCTCGTACTTCTTTCGGTAGTATTTTATCTGGGCTTCGGTCACACAGCAGATGTCAGATTGCATGATACCTTTCCTCATTACGAGTACCCAAGATTTCACGGGTGTGTAGGTAGATTTGTGACTCATGGCGATTCATTTTTGGCATTGTGATGTAGTAAGCCATTTGGTTGTATCCGTGTATGGCAGTTGAGTGGTCTCTGAGCAAATACTGCCCCAACTTTTTCCACGAGAATCCAGCCCTTCTTCCGATGTAAAAAAACACTTGACGAGCAATGACACACTCTCTGATTCGGCTTCTGCCTTTCATGTCTTTAACGGTTGTCTGTGATGCGCTGGAAACTGCTCTTGCAATTTCATCCAAAGGGAACTCCGAGATTGGGTTATCAAGGTCATCCAGTATGAGTTTGTATTCCTGAATGTCCTGCTTGGCTTTTTCTAGGCTGTCCCACAACGCTTTGCATTTACGCTCCAAGCGTTTGACTTTGATTTTGAGTTCTGTGTTTTCTGTGTATAGGTCTTTCATAGTAGTTTAAGTTGTTGTTTATGTTCTTCAATTCGTTTCATTGCCGCATTGAAATAATCGGTATCAAGTTCACAAGCCGTAAGGTCAAACCCTAAATCGTGACAAGCAATAGCGATTGAACCTGAACCCAAATGTGTATCCAGTATCTTATCTCCTTCTTTGGCGTAGTTTTTTAAGAGCCATTTGTAAAGTTGTACTGGTTTCTGAGTGGGGTGGATTCGGTTTTCAGCACCTGCAATTCTAAATTTATATATTTTACTAATTGTTGATAAGCCATCACTAAAAGCCGCTATTTCAGCCATAGACATAGTAAAGTCAAAAGGTATTCCTTTATCCCAAACTAAAAAACCTTTATATTGTGGTAATTCAAAATTGTTAGCTCCCCATATTATTTGCTCTTTGCTTACTCTTCGCAATTCTTTCCAATAATCTTTTGATGGTCTTCCTTCTAAACTTTTCATTGAACCATTTGACCTCATATCTTTTGTAGGCTGATTCACATCTCTATAAGGAGGGTCAACTATTGCCAACTCAAAATACTTGTCAGGGTAGCGGCTCATTAAAGCCATGTTGTCTTCGTTTGTAATTTTCATTCTGTGAATTTTGTTAATGAACCGGTGAACTTGACATCTATCGTCACACATTCACCGTGTCGGTTTTTGGCAATCATCAATTCTGCTTCCTCGGTGTCTGGTTTTTCGTCCTGATAGTAGCAAGGTCGGTATGGGAAAAGAATCGCATCAGCGTCTTGTTCTATCGCTCCAGATTCTCTGAGGTCAGAAAGGAGAGGTCTGTGATCTGATCGTTGTTCAACGGCTCTTGAGAGTTGAGATAAAGCAATCACACAAATTCCCAAGTCCTTTGCAATGAGTTTTAAGTTGCGAGAGATTTCAGCAACCTCCTCTTGGCGGTTTTGCTTTGTGCCTTTCATCAGTTGGATATAATCAATGACCAGAAGGTCAAGCCCGTGTTTCTGCTGATGGATTTTCAACTTAGCCGATAGGCGGTCTATCCTCAAGGAGGTGTCATCATCCAACCAAAGAACTGGGTTGTCTGCAATCGTGTAGTCAACTATCCTATCAATGTGACCTTGAGAAAGGGAGTTGCTTCTGATTTTGTAGTTCTCAATGTGGGTCTCGTGAGTGAGAATCCTCCGAGCCAATTGGTCAACTGACATCTCAAGTGAAAGGAAAAGAACCTTGTACCACTTTGATGCCTCCAAAGCCCAAGTCATAGCGATGGCTGATTTACCCATTCCCGGTCTTCCTGCACAGATAATGAGGTCACCTCTGTTCCAACCGCCCAAGTATTTGTCAAGATACCTCCAGCCCGTTTTCATTCCGTTGGTAGCGTCTTGTCTTTGGAAGGCTTCGCATATGTCATCACAAGCCTTGTTGATGGCTTTCCTTGAGGAGATCGGCTCACGGTCAATATGAATGGTTGCCGTTGAGATTAAGTCGGTCAGTTGAGAAACGATGTCTGCTTTCAAGTCAATCTTGGACAGTCCTTGAACAAGTCGCTCGTGTTCGTGTTTCTTGGCAAGTTGTTTTAGGTAGGCATCCACCAAGACATAATCGGTGGCCATCCCTTGAATCATCACAAGGTCTCGCATTGGCATCGTTCCTTTCAACTCGATCAAGATGTTTGAATTGTTCAGAGGCTTGTTGGCCAAGTAGAGTTCCTGAATCTTTTGAATCGCTGGTTGTATGTGAGAATCAAACCAAGACGGATTCGCTGAGAGAAGTTTGAAACGAGTGGTATCGTCAAACATTGCTGCGGCTAGTATGTATTGTGATGGGGTCATAGTGTTGCCTTTTTGTATTTAGGAGAAGCAAGTTCGGTTTTTGCTTCCACTTTTGGAGGATAAATGCCTTGATAGTTTTGAGCGATTGAATGCTCAACGGCTTTGGCAAACTCATCTGCCGAGTATTTGGTTTGGTATTGAGAGATGAGCATCTTCATTCCAGTTTCTTTGTAGGCTTGTTTCTTTTCTGCCTTGTACTTGAACCAAAGTTCAAAGGAATCCAAATACCCTTCTTTTATTGTTTGTTTTATATTGTTTGTTATATACTGTTTTGATTGGTTCAAATTGGCCTTCTCGATTGGTTCATTTTGACCCAATGCATTGGTCAAAGTATACCAGTTGGTTTTGTTCATTGGATTGCTATCTAATTTCAATACTTCAATCAATCCTTCCTCTTTCAATTTCAGCAATGCTCTTTTGATTGTTGATTCACTCATAAATGGGTATGTCTCGTGCCATTCTCTGACTGAATTGTACATCCATATCTTGCCATTGTGAAAATGAGATTGCTTGTTTCGGTTTAAGACCAAGCCGAACTGTATTCCTTGAATCAGAATTGCAGCCTCTACACCATACTTTATAGCGTACTCTGTTTTGAATGATATCGTTTCAACCTTCATATCTATCTGGTGGTAAGTAGTCATAACTTCTAATTTTTGTTTTGCCGGTCTTTGTCTCAATCACAACCATTGCCATTCCGTATGGTAGCAATCTTTCAAACAATAAATGCAAATCGTCTTTGTTATCACTTTCAGCAATAACCCCGAATTGTGTTTTGTTGAATACATCGGGATAGACCCCAAGTAATGTGTATTTTTTCAAAATAAAAAAGCCCCAAAGAATACAGGTCGTAGCCGCAACCTGTACCTTCGAGGCAAAGTATTTGTTCTTTTGAGAGTCGGCTACCCCTCGTGAACTTTATCTATTAGTATATAGCAAAGATAGCAAATTGGCTCAATAGCCCAAGTCCTTTTTCCAGTTTTCTTGATGCTCGTGGCGAATCTTGTACTTCTTGCCTCGGAGATGTTCTTTCTCCTCTTGAAGTTTCTGTCGGTTTCTACGAATTGTCTCAGGGCTTGTGAATGTACCGGCTGCATATAGGCGCAGGAAATCCATTGCGCTAATGTTTGGGTTGGCTGACATCTCTCCCTTCCAGACAAGTGCTTGGAGGTAGTTGTCATCGTCCATTGCCTTGGGGTAGTTCAGCATCAGTTGTTCAATCTTGTTTTTCATATGGCTTTCCCCTTGTACATTTTCTTGCGTTGAACTTGGAGGTGATTCTGCCATTCGTTGAATTTGGGAATGAACGGGTCACGCTCTGGGATTGGTTGGTGAGGAACATCGTAAGAGTCAATACCCTTCTTGATGATAAACTTGAGGTAACTGATTGCCAAGATGACAAGAGTCACGGGGATGATTAGAATTGCTGGTATCATTGTGTTATATGTTTGAGTTCATGTGCTTCCACCCAGTATAGGCGTTGTTCTAACTTGATGAGGAAAGTTCCATTGTCCTCTTGCTTGATTACCTCCACAACTTTTCCGTTGAGGTAGGCGTATGTTGGTTTATTCATAGTTGTCAAAGACCCCCGGAGGGGTTTCGGCTATTGAAGCCTCATCAGTTTGACTCAAGTTATCTCC